TTTCCTCCGTATGACATGTATGGCGAACCACCACTCATTAATTATATTAATACTAATTATATAATATTAACATAAGTTTTTATGATAATAAATTAAATAATTGGTATGTTCATTGAAAAATAATTTCAGTTTAAAAAACTTCATCATAAATCATCATAAAAACATCAATCTAAACCCAAGTCTAAAAAAAATAATATTATAATTAAATATTTTTATGCCTACTCAGATAAATTATCTTCGCGAACACTTTCATATGTAAATGGAGTTAAATGACGTCTGATACCAACATTCATAGTTTCCATTTCTTGGACAAACAATTTAGAACTCCAGCTTGTTGGCACTGCGGCTATATCAGCATTATCACCGCAATATTTACACTTATATATATTTTTTGCAACATTTACAGTAGCGGCCTTACCGCATCTACATATATATTCAATAAATCCGTCTGAATGGTCAAAGAATTTTTCTTGTAGAAATTTAGATGACCCATGACTACAAATTACATCTCTTTCCATTTCACCGAGTCTTATACCACCGCCCGATGCTTTTCCGTCGAGTGGTTGTCGTGATAATACATCAGATGGACCATTACTGATACTATATACAGCGTCTATAACGAACTTTTGTAATCTCTGATAATATGTAGGCCCCATAAATATCATACAATCAATAAATTCGCCTGTAATACCGCTATATAATCTATGATAACCATATCGATTCATACCCATAGCTTCTAATTCATTACCTATCGTTTCAATATCAACATATTTAAACACGGTCGCATCAGTATGCGTTCCTTTCATAGCACAATAATTACCCATTTGAGTTTCGTATAATTGTCCGATAGTCATACGAGATGGTATAGCATGTGGGTTTATTATTATTTCGGGTCTCATTCCGTCTTTTGTCATTGGCATATCAGAGTCTCTTAGCAAAATACCACAAATGCCCTTTTGTCCATGTCTAGATGAATTTCCCGTCCAACATGGAGGACTAAACTGATCATCTCTTGAATAATATACATGAGTATCAGGAACTTCGAGGCAATAAACCATACCTTCATAATATTCATAACGCTCTATATGTAACGAATTCTTTCTATTATTAATAAATGGCTCATTTTTATATTTAACCACTCTAACAAATAATATACAATTATAAATTGAATTACACTCGACACTGATATTTTTTATGCTAGCTGACCACCCGGAATGTAAAGCCAATTGAGTTATTTCATTTGCTAATTCATAATTACTAGTATAATAACCCGTATCTATATTATACGAATTACCATTCATAATATTAACTAATAGTATTTGAGATTGTAATTGTGATAGATTCCACACATAATTCGGTAAATGGTATTCATTTGAAATTATTTTACGAAATTCGTTCCATATAGCAGGATAATCGTATCCTAATATTATTACCCTATTGTCATCTATCCCATAATATATATTTAACTTATTAAGAATGTATCGGATATAATTACGGTGATTTAATATAATTTTATATGAAATACTATCCATAAACCCGTTTGAAATAAATACACCCAATAACTTAAGCCAGTCATCCATAACGTATTTTTCAGGAACACCATCTTCCGAATATGCCGTATGAAATTCCTGATATGGCAAACTATTAATCGCCGATTTTTTAAATTGAACCGTTTTTCCAAATACTAATGGAGTCCTCTTTAATTCATAATGATTACTACCACGCGCCTTTGTATACAATTTATGATTTTTAGTAACACACATTTTTAATTGTTGAGTTTCTAAGTAATACATATCACCCTTATAATCATATGCAGATAATCCACTAGGTTTTACGTAGTCCAGAAATCCACCTTCTTTAAGTGTTGCTACTTTATGTAAATTTATGTCGATATGCTGAATTTGCAACCAACCATGATCTGTTAATACTTCTGCAGTACCTTTCATACTAAATTTATCACCGACTGCTATAGGTCGTACTTTCCGCACTGCTATTTTACAGAATCTTTCATCATCTTCATTTCTATCGACAATTACATTATGAACTATGCCTTCCTCATTTTCCTTATAAATTACTGACCTATCGGACATATTAGATTCATTATCGGCGCTTTTATGCGTTCGCATAAATTTCCCTATTATAGCATCACCTTTATTAATTTTAGTACCTCTGCCGATAATACCATCCTTTAACTTAGCATAAGAACCGGCTTTAATGTCCGTCGTAGCCGTAATATCAGGATTTCCAAATTCTTCGCGCTGTTCCAGTTCAGTTTTATAGAAGGTAAATTTGGACCCATCAAAGAACCCCCTATCGGAAGCACCCTGACTTATCACTAATGAATCTTCTTGATTATAACCCGAATAACATGCGATAGCAACAATCGAATTACCGCCATTGGGATATATATACTTACTGACTACGGTTCTTACTAATGGAGTCTCGCATACATATTGCAAAAATGTATCTTTATCACATCTAAAAGGCCAATTCAACGCAAATACGCCACATGTTTGTCGGCATTGCGATGTCTGATATGTAATTCGAGGAGCTTGATTATGGTTTGCAAATGGACTTGTTAATACAGTAATACCGAAAATAGCCTGTGGAATATCGCAATGCGTATATTCGTTTAAATCATTTGACTGGTCTTCTTTTAATTGGTCGAAATACGGACATACATAACAGTTTTCCTGCTCTTCAGGAGATATATATTCTACTATATTATTTCTTATTAGATATTCCATGTCTATTTCATTTGTTCTTAGTTTTTCTATGATATTTTTATCAACAGCCAACCCCTGTTTAAATTTATTAGTTTTATCAAATGTATTATTTGGAAACATTTCTGGATCTCTTTTATTATTATAGATAATCATAAGAGGACGAGAAACGCGGCCTACATCAACCCAAAAGAAAGCTTCGTCTTGTGTATTATCCCAATATATCGTGGTTAAAGGATTAATATCAAATGTTCTCCTTAATTTTCTGTATTTGGTAACAAGAAACAGACAATCCTTGGTACATCCTATCCATTCGCCATTAACATATACATTACGCAAATCATCTTCATATATGATATCATGCGTTGCCTTATCCAATGGAATTATTATAGGATCCATTAATAATATGTCTTTAATTATATCACTAGATGTCGCGCCTAATATAGTTGCAAAAATGGCTAATTGTTTGTTTATACCAACTTTTTCGCCTTCTGATGCATGTATACAGCAAATATATCCAAGAAATGACATATGGACTCTACGCATTTCATTAGCCCTTTCGGATTGTTTTGAACTATCGGTACTTGTTGTAGTTACTTGTCTTAGAGTAGAATAAAATGCTATTTGGTTTTTTCTGTCTACTAATTGAGATGACAACCTATTAATTCTGGCCTTTTTATTAACAGTAATTTGAGATTTATTTCCCGATGTAATTGTTTGAATTATAGAACGTTCAAAATCAGCCCCATATACACTAGATTTAACTGATGACGCCAAATCAACCTGACTAAACGACATAGATCTAAAATCTTTTACTAAACGGCGTTTAATTTGCTGAATAATAGATGCATTGAAATATGTTTTAAAAGTCTTGGCATAACTCGTACCAGCCGCATGAATTCTTTTACTTTTATATGAATCACGGTCAGTCGGTTCCATATTACCCATTCTAACTAGGAATAATTTCCTAATAACCAAAGCTAGGAATCGCAGCTTCTTCGGACGGTCTTCGGGTTTCATACCGATATGCGGTAGAAAGTTAGTATCTAAAATATTAAAAATCTTACTATAGGCGATTTGATAATTTTCTGGTTTAGTATCCAATTCTAGATATTTAAAATCAGTATATTTTAATTCTTCGATTATAATATTTAACACATCAGTTTGATTATATACATGCCGCCCATTAGACATCGTTGAATATTTAGCATTAATAGAATCTATTATGTAATTAAGCATATTTTTTGATATGTCATTTCCATATCCATATATAATATTGTCAAACATTTCTTTGTCGCTACCCCATCCTAAAACGCGAAAAAGTAGATAAAATGGAATATTAATACCTTTTAAATGATTTCTAACTATTTCGCATGTTAGTTGATTATCATTTAATAAGCGTAGTAAGCAGTAGTCTGAATTTTGGGAACCATCTCCCGGTTTGCTAACATATTCAACTCGCATTATTTCTTTACTATATCCTTCATTTTTAAATATACGTATTTGGTTGAATAAAATATTTTCAATACAATCAATAGCCCATTCAACGCCTTGAATAATGAAATATCCACCCGGGTCATTAGGGTCTTCATTTAACCGTATGAGAGCTTCCTTAGAGCATTTGTGTGTATTACATAATATGCTTCTAACTACAACTGGAACCCTACATATTTTAAAATTAAGTATTTCATCGGTTCTAACTTTATTTGTTCCGTTTTTAAAATAAGCAGTTGCTTTGATTGAAGCATTCACTCTCAGATTAGCACTATATGTTTTATTTTCCAGCAATGCAACATTTGGATAAAGTATTTCTTCTTTACCCGTATAATAATTTACCATAGTAGGCCTACTTATAAATACATCCGTAAATTTTATTAGAACATGGATACGATCAATTAATTTATCTTCCGGAGTACTGTCGCGTTGGTTAGCAATATCTTTTTCTACTTTAAATACTTGAGTAATAATTTGAGGTATACCATTCGTATATAAGTCATTAGCACTGGAAATATGATGATGGACAAGACCCTTTTCATCTATTTCAGCATCGCCTATTGAATATAGATCATCCTGGTCTATGCTATAATCGCCTATAATTAATTTATCTTTTTTAAATAAGTCATTCTTTTTAAGATTTTCCATATGGTTTGTTTTTATTTCACTCGCCAAAATATTAATATTGGTCTCATCTATATCACTTTTAGTTTCTGCTTTTTGATGGGGTTTATCGGACGACGGTTTCTTCTTATCATTTGATGTTTTGCCCATTCTTTTGATATAAAATTATATCGGCTTATATTTATACTATTATATTCAATTTTGGCAAAAAAATATATTAAATGAATTAAATCACATCGGGAATTTCTGGATCTACTGATTCATCAGAATCATCGGGTGATTGTGGTTCATTTATGTTATCGGGTGGATTATCAGGCCGACTATAAGGCGGATTGGCTATAATCATATTATAGGAACCATTGGGCACGGGTGGATTACCCGGTACATCTATATCATTATCATTATAGAAAATCCTTAAATCATTAATTCTATTTATAATATCATTATCATTAAAATTAATATTATTAAGATTATCAGCTATTTCTCTGGCTAAATTGCTATTAAACATATTATCAACAATGGTAATTAACGCAGCATCGTTTAAATCAGATATTATCACATTTGGGGCATAATGTTCGCCATATCGAACTTGATTTGGATTTTGATAAGGCACTTCGCCGGGAGCAGTTGCAAATATAGATATCCTACAAACAGGACACGTTGTTTTACCCTCGTTTAACCATGGGGTTATACAATCACTATGAAATGAGTGGGTGCATGGTAGAAAATATTCGACAGGGCTATCATGACCTCCTTCAAAACATATTGGGCAAACCTTTTCTTCAGCCATTATGCCGAGTAATATATTGTATATCAACAAATTCACTTTTTTATTATATTTTTATATGTTTAATCTAAATGTTTTAATAATTTTACGAGATAAAATTTAAAAAAAATATTAACAATAAAAATTGTTATGTTTATATACTTTCTTAATTTCATTTTTAGTATTATATGATTTCCTTCATTTCATTTTTATCTTTAATATGTGTTATTTCTTCAATACCTTCTATAATTTTACCATCTTTATAACTACCAAATAAATCACCTTGTGTTTTATCCTTCTTTACTTTATATAATTTATTATCAATTAAATAATATTGTTTTTTCCCATCTTTTATTATTTTTGGTTCATTTACATCAATTGGTTTAACATCATTATAACCACTAATTTTTGTTTCTTTTATTAATTTTTTTTCATCTTCAGTTAAATTAAAATATTTATAAACTTCTTCATTATTCCATACTTTATTTAATGGTGGTAATGGTATCCATTTACATGTAGATGAAGATATATTATGTGTTACTTTTCTTAATTTTAACAGAAAATTTGAAAATCTTGTTTTTAAATATGATAATAAACTTTCTGCTTCCGATTTAGAATTTACATTAAAAGATATATAACTTTCTGAATGTATATCATCCATATTTCCAATAAACATATTACCAAAACAATCATTATTTGCTGTACTTGCGGTGACAGTTATTACTTTATAATTATTTAATTTATTTTCATCTAATGTATTCTTATCAATATAATTTATAAATCCTTTTATTTGTGAAACATAACATGTAATGTAATTATCTTTTTTTTCACTTGATAATCTCTTATCTGTTAAGGATACACCATAATATCCTTTTGAATGATAAAGATCTGTAATTGAATTATATCCTAATATTTTATTAATTATACTAATATATTTATTATCAACAATGATATCATATTTTTTTAATTCAATATAAGAGTTATTAAATAAGCATTTATCATTATAATCATCATCTTTCAAAAAATAGTTAACCCCGCCTTTTATAATAACACTTGAACCAAAAATATCTTGAGAATTAATATAATTTTTTATATATACAATATCATTTCTATTTGTCATAAATATTAAAAATTTATCTAATCCTTTTCCACCAACAAACCATCGAGAAGGTATAATAAAACTTAATATTTTACATTTTTTCATATAATATTCTGTAAATTTGTTAAATAATGGTGGTGCATATCCATTATTTCCTTTAAATTCTTCATTATATGGTGGATTACCAATTATAATATCAAATTTACTTTTACCAAATACCTTATTTATTTTTATATTTAATGTATCTCCTTCATATAAATTTAATTTATATTCATTATTAATATTAAATATTTGTTTAATAACAAAACAATTCTTTTTATTTAATTCACCCATGTATAATTGTTTTTCTATTATATGTTTTTTTCTTTCAACTTCATTTGGTATTTTAGTTTTTAATCCTTCCATCAATTTATAATAAATTGCAATAGGATAATTTCCCATTCCTGTAGCAGGGTCATACCAAGTTAATTTTTCATTTGTCCAAATATTTTCATTATGTTTTTTCATCCAATATTCTTCTATATCTTTTAACATTTTATCATTTATAAAATCCATTGGTGTAAATACTTCCCCAAATGTTTTTTTCTCTATTACTTTCGGTTTTAAACAATCTGATATTAATTCCAATAATTCTTTTGGATTATCTATTAAACTCTGTAACGACATTTTAAATTGAATTGATATATTATATGTATTTGAATTTTTATCAAAATATCTACTTATTATTTCTTTTATTAAATCTATTAAATCTTTTTTATTCCACCATATTAAACATTGATCATCAAATGTATCCAATAATTCTGGATTTTCTTTTATATCATTTAACATCTTTACAAAATCCATATTTGAATTCTTTAATGTTAATAAACATGTTAATGGTATTAAATGATACAATACGTCTTTTGTAAAAATCACATGAATCTCTTCCTTTTCTTTTTCCTTTTCATCGTCTGAAATTTTGTCACTTTCTGAAGAACTATCCTTTCTAACTCTATTTTTACCTGTAGGCAAATCTTGTTTTTCGTCATCTTCATCTTTTACTGACACACCTAATCCAATTTTATTGTCCTTTAAACTCTTTGTAAATGTTTTATTTATTAATTTTTGCGTAGAATTATCGAACTCTTCATAATCATTATCTAATTTTCTTAAAAGTGTTCTAAAACTATTTATAGGATCCTCCTTCCATATATCCATTAATTTTTTTATTACCGTGTTTGAATTTAAATTTCTTTGTTCTATCATATCAACATCAATATTAATTAAGTGATTTTCAATAAGATACTTTATTTTATCTTCAACACTCTTATCTTTTTTATATATAGTATAATTCACACATGTATTAAGGACTCTACTTATATTTAAGTCTACAACGAACCCGTATTTCTTTTGTACCCCTTCGGTCATGCATCTATACATTTGTTGCAATACTCTATCGGACGAAAGTGTGTTGTTCATTAAAGCAACAACATCACACATATTCAACGTAATACCTAATGACAACATATTACCCGCTAATAAAATCAAACCTTCCTTACATTCAACCTTTGCTATTTTTTCATGTTTTGCAATTTCTTCTTTAATATCTTTTGCCAAATCTTTATTATTACTATTAATACACATAACATTATACTTTCTGAGTATTTTATCTTCTTTCATTAGTTTTTCCAAACATTTCGAAATCTCATTTATATTATCACTTGGTAGAAACCAGATTTGTGTAAAAGGTTTTCTAGTTTCTTTATCAGAACATATTTTCGTAATACGCGAAAACATAGAATTATCGCCGTTTTTAAAATCTATTTCTTTATTTGAACCCGATATAAAACGCAGTATGGTATTAACTTCGGTCTCATACTCAAACTTTGTTTTTTGTTTATTTAACGCAAATAATACATCAAAGCAAAACCCGTATTTACTCCCCATTATATTTTCTTTAATTATTTCATATCTTTGTCTATCAAACATTGTTGTAATTAAATGAAGGTCAGGCATATTTTGATAAGGTTTAAATATATCAGAAATCGTTAGCCCTTTATTAATAAAATAATTAACAGTTGAAATAATACATGTTTCACCATGTTTTTCTTTTAATCTATCAATATTTGTTTCATCAACTAGAATACTTTTACATATCTGCTCATCCTCGATATCCCAAAACATTTGACATTCTATAGGTATCTTCCATTCATGTAAAGGTTTATTATAGGTCGCGGTTAGATATATTTTAATAGTATTCTTGTATGAGTAAGAATCTATTATAGATTTAGATATATCAGTAGTACCACCGAAATGGTTTTCATCAAATCCTATAATATCTAGTTTTAGACTTTTAATTTTCATTATAGTTTTATCATTTATATAATTCCCTAATAATTGTTTTGATATTACGAATATATTATTATTACTAACTTCTATTTTATTAATATCGCTAAAACAACCAATATGATGTATTTTGAATATACCAAACTCTTTGAACTTATTAAATAAGTCATCAGTAAATTGAGGCACAGTTTCCTTAGGAGCCGGTGTTAATATTAAAACATTTAATTTTTGTTTTATATCGAATTGTTTTATAATTAAACCACCAACCATATAAGTTTTGCCGCTTCTGCATTTGCAACCCCATAGAAATCGTTTTTGACCTTCTTCAATAAGGCTAGATGTCTTTTGTGTAATAAGCTCTTGATGAAATCTCAAACATAAATTTGTTTTGTTTGATGTGTATATATCATAATTAATTACATTATTTATTTTATTCTTTATTATATCGGCCTTAAAATGCAAGAAACATTTATTTAAATCTTTCTCGTCTAAAATATTTTGTTCTTCCATATATTTAGTGATATATTCGCTTGTTTTGTTTGCATTTTTTACTTTTGCTAAAACAGAGTTCTTATCAGGAACCAGTAAATAAATTTTAAATTTTGTGTAAATTTGTTTATTATGGTCAGTTACTGAAATTATATCTTGTATATCATAATAAGACACTAACTTTTGTTTAGTAATATCACATTTGCGTTTAGGATATTTAGAACTAATAAATACGAATGATTCTTCATTGGTATTAAATAATGATATATCAGAACAACCGCTAGACTTACTACTTACAACTTTTTCATTTAAATATTTTGTGAATGTTGTAAGTTTTTTAAGTTTACCATTATTCATATTACCAAACATATTTATGAAATCTGGTTTTGGAAAATTCATGCAGAATCCAAATTTAATACAAATATCCCACAGACGTTCATATATAAATCCTTTTTCTGATTGCGTTTGACATATATCTAATATACTACTAACATTATCAAATGTTATAATATGTTCAATAAAATCACTAACAATCATTTTCTTCATCATAACTCAAATGATATTGTTATCGATTGTATTATATTATAACTTATAATTTAAATCAATTTTTGCCATCATTGATAGCATCATCAAAAAAGATATTAAATATAAATTTTAGTGAGTTTTCTGTTTCGTAATAAACCCCATATGTCTAATTAAATGTTTTCTTGCAAGCTTTCCTTTATTTGTAGAAACCACGGTCCATTCTCCTTCATCACTCGACGAAGATTCATCTATATTATTATCAAGCGATTCCTTATCACTTAATTTGGGTCTATTAGAACTGATTGAATTTTTAATAATAGTATGCGGTTGGCAATTGACATCAATATTATATGTTAATAATTGTTCTAAATCGGAATTGAACTCCAAATTACCCCAATTAAAATTTATTATTTTATCAGCCTTAACTAATGCATTCTGTAATTG